CTCTTACATCCTCACCAAGCGATTTCACTTGCTCAGCTAGTACTAAGATAGCCTTATTTTGTTCATCGTGGTTATCGAGCCGTTTGTTGGCTGATGTCTTGAATTCGTTCAGATTTTCGATATCTTTCTCTAAAATCGTAAGACGGTTCTCTTGCTTGGTAGCCTTATCTTTCATCGAAAAATAAAGCCCAATAACAGGAATTAGAGAAAGAAAGATTTGCAAAATTAGTCGTTCATATCCTGGCATAAGCATCCCTATTCTTTCCCTTCAAATTTCCAAGCGACACCGGTCCCGTTTTGCTCAAGGGCGCCATTTGTAGCAAATGCGCTGACTGGTTCACCGTTATAAGTAAATTCCTTATTCAGATGAATCAAGATACGCTTGCCTTCGCCATTCACTTCAACATGGCTAGAATCCTCAATCGTGATGAGGTCGTTAGCCATGTACGTTTTGCCGACCTCAGCAAGTGGAATGAGTTCAACTAACTCTTTGTAAATCGTGCCGTAAGCAATATTCTTGCTCATGACCGAGTTCAAGACCATGATATGAAGCAATTTACCATTCAAGCGAGCGTTCTCTTGAGTCTGTTTAACGAGTTCAGAGAGTTCATTTTGCTTGTTTGCATTCTCAGCGATTTTATGCTCAGCCTCTTCAAGCTTAGCTTGTGCCTTCACGATGGCAGAGCCTGGATCTAACTCAGCCTTGATAATATCCAGCACCGCTTGAATCAAGATGTCCTCTTGCTCATTCGTACGGTCTCCTGCGAGTTCACGCATGTTCGTACTGTATCGATTGCCTTCAGATAGACGGATTTCAACGACTGTAACCGTGCTATCTCCCAAACCTCTTGTGTAAGGCTTATTCACTAGTTCATAATTGTTAATTGCCATTTGTCATTTGTCCTTTCACTTCTTCAAACTTAGCTTTCAGTTTTTCGTCAGAGTCAATGATTTGCTTCATTTGCTCAAGCTCCATCGCAGTAACCGTATAGAGTGCTTCGAGTGTGGCTGATTGAGTAGCCTCTTTGCTGATTTTCTCGCTAAGCGACTTAATCGCTAGACTGCTGATTTGTTTGTCTTGTTCATTCATGCTATTTTCTCCAATTTTTCTATTTTGTGATTGAGTTCTTGAATTGCCTTAATTAAATAAGGCACCAATTCAAATGTACGATACGAGTATGCACCATCTGGATTCTCGTAGAATGCTTCAGGGACGTACTTCTGGACATCCTGCGCCATGATTCCGCAAGCGATGTCTTCTATTTCCCCATCGTACTCTTTGCGATAGCTGTATGTTCTCAGTTTTTCGATTACATCGAGAGCTGAGACTGTACTAGCTTCGATATTATGCTTGTAGCGACGGTCTGAGATTTCTCTGTTCATCGGGATCCAGTCATAATTTTTCGTTCCATTATAGTAAAGATAAAGATAATTATTTGACCGGTCAATTCGTTGATAAATCGGAGAGTAATTGTAAAATCCTAGTCCGTTGTTCGTGCGATAAACGAGCTCTCCATCAACCGTTAATCTTTCTGTAACTTCAGCAAACCTAAAATGAGCTGTATTATTACAATGCATTGTCCCATCGTGTTTCACATACCATGCTAGTGGACCTACTTTGTTCCAGTCCGAACCCCAGCTTACCCAGAGAGCCACTTGATTCCACTTACCGCCTCCGTTACTCATACCGACCGCAAATTGGTTCTGACCTGTCAGCCAATATACAGAGGGGTCTTTCTCGTGAGTACCGATTTGGAAGCCACCAATTCGGCCTTTATAACCTTCAAGTAAGGTTGCAGATACTACAACTGACCGAATCTTGTTGATGAAGGCTTCTTTAGCAGCAAGCGTATCCGTGAAAATATCACTTGAGACGAACAATCGAGCCATTGCTTTGTCCATAATCAGCATATCAGCTGTGATAGTGTTCGCTCCGATAATTTCAGCGTTCAGCTTAGCGAAATTACCCTCACCGACAAAAAGACGCTTGAAATATCCATCAATAGCCGTCAATTCGTCAAGCAAGGTCTTACCTTTGAGACGAATCTTCTCCGCTTCAATCAAGATTTGGTTATTCGTTGCGTTGATTTGCGAGATGATAGAGCCAGCGCTAGTCAAATTTTGGATTGCCCATGAGCCAGCGAGCTCAGTCATTTTGGTTTGCGTTGCTTCAATCGTCTTATCTGTCTCAAGAGTCGCATCTTCGGGAGCTGGTTGCCAGCGACGGTCAGTAGTGCCTTCGTAGAAATCAAGCTCAGTCATGAACAGACCGCCCCATTTGTTTGGGTTGTTGCGGTCGTATTCGAATTGCAGATAGCCCTCATCAAAATTACCAACATTGAATGTAACGGATTTTTTGACTGTGCTACCATTATCGAATACTGCTCCGTCAACCCACCGAGGCTGACCGTTGAAAATCAGTATCTTTTCCTGATAATCCGAAACAGAACCTTTTACACGCTTGCAGAAATAAACTCTGAAATATTTTGAGTTATTATCGAATGCCAAAATATTTAGAGTATAATCAGTATTTCGCTTGGCAATGAACCGTGGGCTTTTAACTACTGCGCCAGGTCGCAATTCAAACATACGCTTTTGACCGTTAAAATAGAACGGGTGAGACGTAAAACTCAAACGACCATTCGCTTCTGTCCAATATTTCAGACCGTCGTCCGCTCTCGAATTTCGGAGCATGTTAGGGCCACCTACGTTGGCATATTTCCCAACCTCAACTTGAAAAAGCTGATTAGTCAGAGTCATGCGAGCGACCTTCTCAGCAATGTCAGACTCACTACTGCCAATAATGCGCTCGTACAGCTTGCTCGTTTCTTGTACACGCTGAAAATCAAGCAAGTTAGCTTTATTATCCAGTTGAGATGTAATGCTATCAAAACGCTGTATAAAGCCCTCTGCGGTCTTTTGAAACTCGGCCCTGGTCGCTAAGATATCTCTCTCCGTGTCAGATCCTAATTTCGTGAATGACTCAGTCAGACCTTTGATATCTTCTTTCGTAGACCTGCGAAACTCAGTATGGTCAAGTCTGAACTTCTTGAGACGGTCATTTAGAATGTCGAGTTCGGCAGAATTTGCTTTAAAACTATCCAAAAACGACTCTTTAGCTTTCTCAATCCCGTCTTTCGCTTGCTCACTGATGCGCTTGGCTTCTTCAGCAAGTAAGGCACTAGCACCCGCTTTCGTTAAGGCTTCGTCTGATTTTTGCTTAGCCTCACGCAGACCTGCGCTATCAAAATTTCTGAAACGTTGGTCGATTGTCTCTGTTAGACTTTGCTTGACCTCTTCGGCTTTCGCCTTGGCTAGTTTTATTTGCTCGTCAAAGTCGCTTTTGAGTTTTTCGACCTTTTGGTCATGACCTCTGTCCGCCTCTTCAAATTGGTTTTGAAGTTGCTTCTCAAATTCATTGAATTGCTCAATTTTTCTTGTGAGTGTTCCTGCGTACGAATACTGCGCATCATTCCCAGCTTTACTATCTGCGCTGATACGACCACGCAGACCACCTTTGAATGTGAATGACTGGCTTAATACTGGAGATTTGAAGCTCTCACCCGTATTTGTCTTAATAGTCACCCATTCGCCCACATTTAGCAATAAATGCCCTTGATAATTCAAGCTATATGGATAATAGCGAATATCTTTGATTTTTTGATACAGATTATCTAAAATCGCTTGATACATAAACCGATTTTCAAGTTCTAGCGAGCGACCCGTACGCAGACCAACCGTGAGTGTCTCTTTATCTTTCTTGCAGGTTATCCCAGCAATTCGATACTCGATTTCACTCTTGGTCAATCCATGCATGAAATAGCTATCTGCTGTAATCGTGATCCCCGAATCTGTCAATTCCTTAATTTCGAGTTTGCCTTCTCGATTGAAAAAGCAAGACATCCCAAGCATTTGAGATGCTAGGCTCAAAACATCTCTGAATGTCATTTTTTTCTCAGGGGGAATTTTCTCAATTTGGTAATTCATGGATGTTAAATCCATGTTCTCGTTTGCCAGCTCGACTCCCGTTTTTAGACAAATCTCTTTGATAACTTGTCTAATTTCAGCAGGATAGGTCAGAGATGTGATGTGTTCACGATTGAGCTTAAACATCCCGTCCATAAGGTCGAGCTTGGTCGTTTTACGGTTCCGGTCAATCTCAATATCATTGATGAAGTATTCGCCCATTTTGACCCATTCATAGGTTCCATCGACCAAAAGACCGATTTCAGGGTAAATCTTATCTAGTTTATTGAAAGTGGTAATGATGCTAGAAAAGATGATTTTACCACTGCCTGCGCATGTTCCACCTGGCTTGTAAGCATCACCCTTGATATAGCCGTAATCAAAACTAGCTTCTTTGATATCACTTGATTGATACTGTCCTACTCTGATAGCAAGGGTGCGGTTTCTAGCAAACATTGCTTCATCGAATTTCCTACGTCTGAATATATCCATGTTCTACCCCCTTACCTTTCTATCAGATTAAATTTAGCGCCCGACCATGGCTTGAGCTCGTTTGTAAATGAATAACTTGGAGCCGTTCTGTCCCCAACGTAAAATGTTTTAGTTGTTTGACCAACCATGGGATCTGGATAAGATACCGTGAAAAATTCAGACGATACGGCATTTAAAAGCTGACTCATTTCATCCTGAGTCAGCATCCCCCATTCGCAATCCAATTTTCGTTTAGTCGTGATACGGTCGCGCACCATGTCACCGTTAGCATTACGACCGGTATCTCCGTCAATATCCTGGATACCGATTTGAAAAGATTTGGGAGGCTTAACAGCCAGCCCATTGATAATTAAACGTTCCATTTTACCTCCCTCTAAATGTTAAGCAAGACTTGTCCTGCACGTTCTTGTTCTCGATTGATTTCTTGGATGGCCACACGACCGAACTCATGACCGCCAATCATGATGACGATGTCACCACTACCGCTGAAGCCTCCAGATTGTGGTAAACCACCGCCCAAGGCATTGACTACAGCACCGCCTACGATGCGTCCCATCGTCTGCAAGAAACCAGTATTTTCAAGAGGCATGACGACCTCTTTACCAGCTTCACCAATCATAGCTACTGTCGGACTATCGACGATACCACCACGAGCCAATCGAGGTAGACTTACATAGCCAACGCTACCGAGAGATACACCCGGAATTTTGTTAATTAAACCAATAACTCCGTTAATCATTCCGATGAAACCATTGACTACATTTTCAATCGTGCCAAGAACCGCATTGACTGCGCTCTTGAATGCGCCACCTACTGCGCTACCGACCATTTGGCCAGCATTGACGAAGATGTTCTTGACTGTGGTCCAAACGCCACTGAAGAAACTTCCAATCGTGCTAAATGCGTTCTTGACCGCTTCAAATGCAGTCTTGAAGATGTTCCCGAACCACGTTGCGACGTTAGCAAGCGCAGTCGTCACATCATTCCATCGCTCACCGAACCAGGTGCCGATTGATGAGAATACATTCGTTAGAGCGTTCCAAGCCTTTTGGAACATATCACCAAACCATTTAGCCACGTCTGCTAAAACAGTTGTGATATCGTTCCAGCGTTCTGAGAACCATTCGCCAAGCGGAGTGAATATCGCTACAATACCATCCCAAATTGCTTGGAAGATTGCCACGATTGTGTCCCAGATAACTTTCAAAACCGCTACTGTTAAATCTAACAACGCTGTAAGGAGTGCTGATAGAATGTTCATAATAGCATCGCCCATTTCGGTGAAACCATCAAAAATCTTACTCATATCACTCGTAAGAATACCAGTGATGATATCAAACACGCCTTTGAGGAAGTCGGCTACGCCCCCAAGTATATCAGCAACCGTATTGAATAATACGCGAAAGACTTCTCCAATGTATTCAAGAGTTGGAGCTAGAATTCTCGTCAGTTGCTCAACGATAAAGCCAATAGCAGGACCTACATAAGCGTTAATGACTTGTGACATTTCTTGAAAACTTGCGACCATCTCCAAAATCTTCTGGATCATTGGCGAGATATGTTTGCCAATTGTGTCCGAGAAGCCTTGACCGAGTTTTTCGATAATTGGTTGTATGTAATTATTCCAACCTTTTACAAACAAACTGATAATACTTGATATAGCTTTCGTTGATGATTCAATCGTTGGACGAATGTAATTATCATACACACGGCTGAGAGAATCAGACATATCATTTATTGCCTGTTCTGCACTCTCAAAAACGGGAGCAACGGTAGATAGAGCATTTGAAAGTGCGTCGGCGATACCAAGCATATTATCTGTGACAATTCGCTCGATACCTTGCATAAGGTCACCACCAAGCTTGTAACTAACCTCAGTAACGCTAGCTTGAATAGCCAAAAGAGCAGATGTAATCGCGCTTCCAATACGAACAGCGCCAGTCGATGTTATGACGTCATAGAAGCCATTTGCGAATGCCTGAGCGATGTTTCCAGCTGATGCAAACATATTGCCCGTGTTCTCGAATTGAGCTACAAGAGAGCGAATAATACGCTCTTTTTGACGTCCTAGACCATTTGCTATGCTTTCGGAAAGAAAGACACCAATGCCAATTCCGACCGTTCCGATAGAGCCTGCAATCTGTCCTAATGCATAAGCGATTTTCTCGGTCATGCCATTAAAGGCGTTGACTACTCGTGGATCAGTTGCTATTTCTTCAAGTGTAGTCTTGATTTGACCAAGACCAATCTTGATACGTTCGAGACCTTCTGCTCTGAATGCAGCATTAAAACCATTTTTGAATAGGTCAGATAGGCCTTTCAGCTTGCTCCCTAGACCGTCAAAGATGCTCTTGAATTGGTTATCCATGTCGGTTAAGGCCACTTCTGGCAAGATGTCTTTGAAAGGTCCGCTTCCGCCTTTACCTTTCTTACCTTTGCCTTTACCTCCACCGCCACCAGAACCGCCAGAGCCTCCGTCGTCCGAATCGTCCTTCTTGTTCAAGAGCGTGATTTCGTCGAAACCGGCTAGTCCAAGCAATTCTTTGACTGCTTTCTTGGCATTTTTGGCAGAATCCCCAAGGTTATCAGCTAGACCGCCAGAAGCGTCGTCAGCATCACCCATGGCTTCTGCGAGGTCTCCTGCGCCTCCTGCTGCATCTTGTAAGGCTCCGTTCATATCTCCGACTGCGCCGGCTACACCGTCCTTAACAGTCGCTTTCTTGTTAAACATCAATGCGATAAACTCAGCTAGTTTAGCCGTCACATTCTTCAAGACCATAGCGAACGAGTTCAAGACTGGCATAATCGCATTGATAATCGGCAAGAATGCGTTACCTACATTCAAGGCAGCATCCTTAAGCAATGATTTAAACAAGCTAATGCGTCCGTTGACGGACTGTGACAGGGTTGTACCATACTTAGCAGTTGCCTGCTCCAAGATGGCCATTAAACGGATTTGCTGTTGAGTCTGATAGTCGAGTTGGTCCCAGCTTTGGCCATTTGCAAAGCGCTTGAACGCTTCTGTGGATTGAATCATGGCCACATTGACGTTGATTCCTAGGTCTTCTCAATAATGTTATCGCATGGCTTTTTATCCATACTTCTTACAATTTCTTGTAAGTTCGGCATATATTTTCACCTACAACCGAATTGTTTAGGTTCTTACCACTCGTGGGGATGTTTTATTCTGTACTTTTTGGTAAAACAAAAAGCACAGGTTCAATCCCTATGCTCTACGGTGACTAAGCCTTTTTAATTGCTTAGTTTACCTCGGTATCGTCATGTTTTAATTCTTTAAAAGTGTACCCTTTATAGTGTTTCTTTTCGCCATTCAAAACTTTGTCAATAAAAGATCTAGCTGGGAAAATATCTTTTGAAGCATCACTTTTTGAAGCATACTCCCTAGTTTCTCCAGTTTCAAGATGAATAGCTACGATAGGAATTTTAGGCTTACCACCATCATACTTCCCTTTATTAGCTTCACTGATTTTTCGTTTTGTTTCTTCAGAGTGCTTTTTACCAAAAAATGAGTTTTTAGGACCTATTCTTTTTTTGGCGATGTCACTCATTTTCTTTCTAAAATCATCATCTCGTTTTTTACCTGTATTTGATATTGACCGTTTTTTTATAGCGGTTGGATTGTTAAAATATTTTGCGTGAGTTTTATACCTCGATTTAGCTTTAACACTTAATTTCTCTTTAGTGCTTTCAGCAATTCGCTTTGTTTTAACTCCCCCACTCTCAATATTATATACATTGTCAGATGATGATATCCAATAACTTTCCCTTTTGTCTAAGATATTATCAGATACTTCTTCTAGAATAGAAAATTGAAACTCTTCTTCTCCAAACAAATTAAAATCATCTTGCATTTCTTCTGAATAATGCTGATTGTGACGAAGTTTATATTTGTGGTCATCGAACCGTCTTTTTATATTCTTGGATTGACCAAAATAACTTCGTCCTGTTTTGGTACATTTAATTTCGTATATAATGCCCATAATATCACCTCTTCTTAATTAAGTATATTATATCACATTTATACCGAAGTTACAAATTAAAATTTAGAGTTCTACCGATTTTGGTAAGTTCTTAATCCGCCTATTTCTAAGCGGTGCGACAAAAGTCTATCGCTTCTGTATTCCCTAGCAAACCAGAACGAATACGCTCCATAACATCTGTAATACTACGTCCTGAACCTTCAGCTACAACTGCAGATGTCTGAAGCATCTTAGCAGTATATGCGCTTAGCTTGTTAGAGTCCTTGATAAAGCCAGAAAATAGGTTTGAATACACCGCCCCGTATTTCGTCGCTTCACCAACGCCCATATTCATAGCGTTTGCGTTATCGTTGACCCATTTTAAGAATGTCTGTGAGCTCTCGCCCATTTGACGTTTGATTTGGTTAATTGATGCTGTGACTTCAAGGGCCATCTGTGTTGAGTACATGCCGACATCTAATAATTTCTTGCCTAGGTACGCAAATCCAGCGAATTTGGCTAATTTACCAAACACACCTAGCATGGAGCCAGACTGTGCCTTGATTTTGTCGGTTGATGACTGTACTTTGTTAGAGGCGTCTTTGACCTTGTTCTCGACTTCTTTCATCTTGTTTTTGAAAGGTGCGATTTCAGCGTCAATCATAACCTTGAGCTCGTCAAGAGTAACTCCCATCTATTCTCCTTTCATCTTTAATTTTCGATTGTGACTCTCAGCAAACATGCGCATGCGTTCCTTATGCAATCTCAATTCTTGAGCCAATCGTGCTTGTTCGACCTGCTCTTTTTCTTTTTCAAAAAGTTCAGGAGCATAATCCCATACTTCAAGCGGTTTGGCGTCTTTTGAAAGCAACAAGGATACATTATTTGCTATCATCTGCGAAAGTCTGTAAGATTCAATGATTTTTTCTTTTTGCTTTTGGATTGTGACACGATTATAGCTTTCAATCATTTCTCTGATTTCAAGCACCGTCAAATCCCAAAAATCGAGGGGCTTCCCTCCAATGTCCAAAAACATCGGATAAAGCCCCTCAACCATTTCTTTTACTGATAATATAGCAGTCGACTCTACTCGACTACTTCCATTTTTGCTTTTGATTTCTTGGGAGTTTTCTTGCTTGCTTTCTCCCGTGGCATAAAACCCGATACTTGAAGCATTGGCAAGATAACGTCTGCCATGAATGCTGCCTGGTCGCCACCGTTATCGACGTAGTCATCGTATAGGTCAGATACATCTTCAAATGAGATTCCATGCTCAAACTTTTGAAGCGCTCCATGAGTCAAAAGCAACATGACTTTTAGTGGTGGCAAAGCAAAGGCTTCTCCTTCAGCCGGCATGAATACCTTGAGCAAGTTCGCTCCGATTTTTTCTTCAACTTTTGTAGCTTGCAAAGACGTGAGGCGGAGCTTCAACTCCTTGTCCTCACTAACTTTCCAGGTTGCGTATGGTAGAGCCATCTATTAACCTCCAATTCCATCAATGAATGTCAATTCAGACTGCAAGGCAATCTTGAGCGTGAATTCGATAACAGAGTTCACTCCGCCACCGCCCAATTTAACGGACACTTGACCTTCAAAAGTAACCTTGGTGTTGTCTGGGTAGGTTTGTTCAAAGTAGAGTTTCTCCTTGTTGTCTGCAGCATTACGCAAGACACGATAAGGTGAAGTGGCAGTTGTGTTATCATAAGCGAACTTGTACTCAAGTTCCCCAGCGTCACCAATACCAAATTCGTATTTCTTAACCTTGTCTGCAAGAGTCGTATTCTCGACTTTTTCAGGTTCAATACCAAATTCAGGCACTTCTTTCAAACCTACAAGATTTTGATAATCGCCTTTAGTTTTACTAAAAGCAAGCTTAATTCCGTTTGCTAACATGTATTAATTCTCCATTCTATACTGATAAACCAATTGTGAATTCAGGTCAACGATTCCCTCGAAGCGCATCAACTTGTGACGCAAATGCGACGGATCAGGTACATCCTGACAATCTGTTCTTCGCAATCCTAAAGATGCGAAGATTTCATTGATTTTGACCGCTAAATCGCTTGTGCTATCTTTGTCGAAGATATCCACCTTGTAGCGGATATGCGACTTTTTCTCTTGATCATCGAACCATTCACCAGGTTTATTTTGTTCTTCCAAAAAAATGACGACTGGAACATTCTCCCAATCGTCTGGATAAGTGTCGGTCACATTATCTGCGACCTTTTGCAATTCTTTGTAAATTAAAGGCTTAATATTAATCATTTTATCTGTTCTCTTATCTTTCTACTAACGTATTTTGAAATATTGCTTGATACACGGTCGTGGTTATCTTTCAAAGCAGGATACAAGTAAGGTTGCGCAGGCTGACCATACATCTTGTAAAACTCCCCTCTTTTCGCAAAGTGGTAAGGTCCTACGTTGATTTGGTCTTCATGCACGTACCACGGACTAGAACGATAGGACACGTTCACATCCGGAGATATACCAGAATGGTTCTCTTGCCCTTTCGGACCCGTTCCTAATTCGACATAGGCGCCATGGTCTGAGTTCGTGAAGACTTCGCCCGATATCTTGTTGCCGTTTACTTTTAATCGCACCCTAATGCTATTTCTCAATTCACCCTCATTCGCTGGCGCCCTGAGTTTCGCTTCAGCTTGTACGACTGTTTTAGCAGCATGCAAGACCGCTTGTCCTACTATCTCGTTGCTCTTCGCACCGTATAACTTACGGCATTTAGCGATTAAGCTATCTGCTCCGATTAAACCTGACACGTTCCAACTCCAAAACTTGATGATGACTGTATACTTTCTTTGAGATAACCCGATGTGTAACATCCGTCTTGCTATCGATACAGACACCGTCTTTCACGTTGATATCTATATCCTTGCTAGCATTCGCATTCAGGATATCGTTGACACGTTCACCGTAAATCTCAGATTGTAGTTTGCTTGTCGCTGGCCACAATTCAAGTCGTACTTTTTCAACCTCATCCGCATATCCTTCTTTAGCGACTCCCTCATTCGTTACGGCCTTCTTGAACCGTTTGAGGTCATATGGCTTCAGTCTATTCTTTCTCAAAAACATGACCTGCCACCCTCGCTAACCGATGCATCCGAATACGTTGTAAAAGGCCCGTCGACAATCCGTTTTCACCATAGGTGACAGATATACCACCCTCACTCCTAGACTGCTCTCCTTCGCTTCCTGAGCGGTTGTAGAGCTCAATAACAAGTTCAGGTAGTAGTCTGTCAAGCGCTGGAGTAAGCTTGTCTCGGTTCGTTTCAGATAAAATGATGTTTTCAGCTCTTAAAATTAAAGACGAGAGGACTGTTTCGTCACTCTCGCCCGTTAATGATTTTAGTTTTTCAAGTTCCATAAGACCTCCTAGTCAAAAGGAGTCGTCTCGTCTCCTTGGGTTTCAGTTTCATCAATGATCTCGACAACATCTGCGATATCGACCGAGAACTCGCTCTTGAGATTATGCGACAATTCGTTGAACCGCTCGTCCGTCATCTCAAAGACATCATTCTCATATCGTCTCACTTTTGCTTGCCAGTCATTGAAGGCTTGTTTAACTCTGACTTTCATAGGTCAGACCTTATTTCTTGATTTCAGCAAGCACAACTTTGGAATCGTCTGAAACTGCGACTGTGTAGAATTCGTCAATTGAGATTTCAGTTGAACGTTTCAAAGACTTGCGGTCTACTTCGACGTTTGGATCACGTTTGAGGTAAACTGTCAAGGCTGGAGCGTCTTTTTCAGTTTCATCATCGCGAGTGAGTTTGATGATTGGGCAAGTGTAAAATGCGCTAGTAGTATCAAGAGCAACCTTCTTAGTCGCAACGATACGTGTGTTGGCAATCATACCAATTTCACCAGTCATGATAACTTGGTTTGGATACTTATCCGCTGAGATGAAATTTGGATCTTTACGCAAAGTTGTGACTTGTTTTGGATTGACAAACATAACTTTTTCAGTATTGACTTCTTCTTCAAACAAATCAATTGCATCAACGATTACATCGTAGCTAATTGCTTTTGTTTTTGAATCAAATTTACGAGTGTTTGTTTTTAGAAGAGCATCCATTGCGTCGTTATCGATTTTAGATGCGATTGAAAGCGCAAGCTGGTTTTCTGCGTTTCCTACTGGGTCACCATAACCAGAGAGAACAGCTTCGTCTGTCAATTCAACAGCTTTCATAGCTTTCTTGATTGTAGCAGTCTTGGTAGATGTACCAAGGACTACAACACCAGCTTCCACACCTTCGTTTACGTCTTCAGCATCACCGATATAAGTGTAAGATGGTACTGTGATTGTGTTTCCTGGTACGCCTTCAAGCGTGCGGTCGATAGCTGCAAATGGAATCACTTGCAATTTCTTTGGTAATTTAGCTGCGATCATATCTCCCATTACTTCGGGATTTACGAGATTTGCGATTTTAGTTTGTGCCATATATTAAATTCTCCTTGTTAGTTAATTCAAAAATGAGTTATACAATTCAGGATTTGACTGCTTCAATGCAGCCTTCTCCGAATGACTCATTTGGAAAAATTGAGCTCTTGAAAGCCCTGTTGATTGTTGTGGCGCAGTCTTAATAGGTGCGCTACCCTTCATGCGGTCAGATACACCTTTCTGAACTGCATCCTCCCACGTTTTCTGAATGCTCGCGATTGATTCAGTCACGGCTTCAGCATTTGACAAATCAACCACGGCTACTAATTCAACTGGTAAGCCACGTTCGCTTAGCATTGCCTTAGCTTCTGCGGTCAATTCCTTGCGAGCAATCGCTTGTTCACGATTAGCCAGTTCTTGCTCACGTTGATCCAACTGATATTTCTGTTTCTCGTCAGCGTTCATCTTGGCAAGTTTTTTAGCTTCGTTTTCTTTGGCTTCTTGCTCTGATTTCCACTTAGCAAATTTCTTATCGATGATAGCATCGACGTCCGCATCCGTGTACTTCTTCTCGTCTTGCGGTTGTGGTGTAGGTTCTGCAGATACCTTTTGTTCTTCAACCGTTTCGACTGTTTGTGTTTCTTCGTTCATTGCGAACCTCCTATTTTTAAAGTCGTCCCCGACTGTATAATTCCATGGCTTTTAGTGTCTTCAATGCTTGGACAATAACGCACACCGGTGGACTCGAACCACCCGCCAGATTTCAAGACTCGAACTTGGTTAACCCGTGAGATAGAATCGAACTATCTCCCCTTCGTGTGCATAAAAACCGTACGGGATTTCATACGGTTAGAAATGCGATATAGATAGCAGTCTATTCCTGCCAGTCAAGATGTTGGATCACCTACTTTCTGTTTTTAAGCCATGAAAAGTCATTATCAACCAAAACTTGATAAAGAATTTTCCCAATTCGGTCTGCCTGCTCTTCTTCATGATTTATATAGCCAGCTTCAACTAAAATACCATGCGTAATTTCGTGAATAAGCGTCTGATCTTCGATTTGTTGACTAGCTGAGTCGTCAAGAACAATCCTGCATGTCTTGTACTCAATATGTCCCCATTCTCCTGTTTTTCCCTGTAAATCAGTTATTTTTTCGATTTCGTAGACGATACCACCTATTTTTACCTTATCCATGTTAGGCTTATTATCACGATTCATTTCTTCAATCCTTTCTTTATGCCATCAATTATCCCGCTAATTAACGCTGAAATAATAAAAATTAAAAATAAAAATACCAACCACCCGAACGCGATTGATACCCATTCCCAAATGAACATAGTTTACTCCTTTCTATGCATGAAAAAAGCACTTAGATTTTTTCTAGGTGCTTAATAAATTCTGTCGTCGTAGTCAATCGGTTTTTCAAATGCTTCATTTTTTTTAATGCACGAATTCACGACTGAATTATATTTCGAAATAGCTTCCTCGTCTACCTCGAAAGGGATTATCAAATATACAGGAAAATCTTCGCCAAAATGAGACTTGTATCGCTCGCTGATTTCTTTGAATTGATTATAAATTTTTTCATTCTTCCAAAAAAACATCCTGACCTCCTTACCATTTTAAAGGTTTTTTGTCTTCTAGCTGCAATCTTGAAATATCTTTGAATATTTCATTATATATCTTAACAGAATTCGGAAAAACTTTGTCATAAAACGATTTTATTTCAGGGGTCATTTGAGCTTGAGTATATTCCGCAATAAATTCCATCCCTCGATGTGTTTTATCTTTCCAGTACGAATCCGAATGATTGAAAGGCTGAGAACCATATTCCGCGCTTTTGAAAGAACTCATCATATCCGAAGCGAATGCACCAACCTCTGCATTTTCTTCGGGACGAATTTCCGGGTGTAGTTTCTTTGCTAGTTCAAGTAATTCCGATTTGAAATCTCTTACTTTAGCTTGACGAAGATTAAAGAAGTCTCGTTTCTCATCCATAGACGCTCCTCTTTTGAGCTTCATATCCCCGAAAATATAATTGTCCATATCTTTTTTTATGGTATTGTACAAGTCGTACTGACTGCTAAACGCTTTGGCTCCCAATTCTGGGGCGCCGAAGTAACTTGCAACATTATCAATGCCATGAGTCAATTCATGAAGAACGATTGAATGTGCCTTTTGATTAAATTTCTTGTTGTAAATAAAATCGCCTTTTGCTAAATTAACTTGTGTACCAGACACATGAGAAGACATTTCTTTTACTTTAGCAAAAGATAATTTATCGATTGAACCGTAGAGAGATTGCACAAAATCATCATTTGGGAAGAACCGCAATTCTCTTAAAAGACCTTGCGCATTTTCTTCTCCAAAGACATCAACAAAATTCGTTGTTCTAAGTCTCTTTTCTAAACGATCTACCAGATCACGTCGTGCCAAAGAAACGTTATCCTCTCGTGCTTGCAAAGCAGCTTGCTCTGCTTTCTCTTTTAAAGCATCTTGTTCAGCTGCCCAGTCAAAATATTTTAAAAGATCATCAAAATCAAGATTATTGATTTCTTCGGAAGTAAGCTTAGAAAAGTCAATCTTACCAACTCCCTCTCCATCAACATACTTGCTATACCACTCTTTATAACTCATATCAGCAGGTACGTACTCGACTTTGCCAGTCTTAGGATTTCTCGCTCGTCGCTCTAGTTTGCTGTAGTCTGCGTCCTCGTCATATGCGATAGTCGTAGACCTGCACCACGGATGTAGAGGTGGATAGTTCACACCAGGAACAGCCTTGTCCGTATCGTAGACCTTGTTGTCATGCTCTTGACAGATGTACGACGTCCGTCTGTCCAATACTGCCACAAATTTGTACTTTGTGATTTCAGCATCTTCATAGCTGAGCAGTTCCATTTGGTTATGAAAAAATGCTGACTCAGTACGAATTAAACGCCTAGCTTTGTTTTGTCCGACATTAAATCGTTCTGCAATAGCTTGAGATGTATCTCTCACGCTTCGGCCAGTCATGAGACTTACTAGGAGCTCGTCTTTCACGCTTGAAGCGAGTGCTCCTGTGTTTTCCCATATCCTATCCGAATAGGCTTCTCCCGTCCATTTTAGGCCTTGTAGGCGTTTGATTTCTGTTTCAGGTAAATCAGAAAAGCTATAAGCTAGCCCCGTTTGCTGTTGTAGGTCAAAAGTAGCCTTGTAGTAGCTATCCTTCATCAGATCGCTATAAAAAACATCTGAGCCTTTCTTCTCAGAAAGATAGATAGAACTACGCATCAAATCCAAGTCAGCACTTAACCGTTCAAGGCGCTTCATGCGATAGGCATAGGCTGGACTGTCCAAATCAGCAAGTAATCGTTGGATGTTCGGGTCATTTGGCCTAGCTTCAAGAACCTTACGAAGTTCGTTTAGGTCCTTTTGGTCTTTCATATTCTTTAGGACCTGACGAGCATCACGCTCACTCAATCCATAATCACGCTGGAATTTATCAAAAACCTTGTTGATTTGCTTATCTAGATAGGATTTGGATTGCTTGTAGATCTCGTCAAACTTATCTGCTTGTTTCTCAGCCTTGTCCATCTGCTCATAGATGAGATTAGCCTTCCTCTTGGTCCAGTAGTCCTTGTTCTTCATCTGCTACCTCATCGTCTGGCTTTGTGTTAACCTGATTAAAGAACGGCACACGTTCTTTGTTTTTCTCTTTCTCTTCCTCGAGTTCTTCCAATTCAGCATCAGGATCTTCAACGAATGGCAAGAGTGAAATGAGTTGACGAAGTGAGACCTTACCTTCAAGATTATTGATAATCTGTGATAATTCAAGCAAGTTCTTAGGCAATCCACGGCTGAATTGTGGCACAATCGAATGCGCTTCAAGAGCAATCTGCTGCATGCCCAGATAATGCGCAAAGATAGCAATACGCTGACGCAATCCTCGCTTGTAATTAGCTTCTTTCGTCTTAGTAATCATTTCAAGACCTAATAGCTTAAATTCCATGGCTACGCCCGAACTATTGCCCGCAAAGTTCTCATCTGTCAAATTCGGCACATGGCTGAATGTGTAGATATCTTCTTTCAAAGCCTTGCGCAAGATTTCAGTTGCGTTTTCGTCCAGAGCGTTTTTCAAGAAATCAGCTTTGGCATCTGCTGGCAATTCCAAAAGACCTTCTTCAGCAAGAATACTCATTGCCTCTCTAGCATCCTCTAGATTATCAGCTAACTGCGCACCATAAAGTACAAGAATGGACTCGACCGCTTGCTCTTTGTCATTGACACGATTGCCCATCAACGAATTGTAAGCATCAATCAAGCTGATTTGTTGCTCATAATCACCGATTGCAAAGTGATTATTGCGATATTCGATAATTGGAATTTGGCCGAGATTGTGCGGTTCTACTTGCTCGTTTCGGGTTGTTCCCATACTCGAATCACGCAGCACGATGTGATAGTGCAAGTTCTGAGTAAAGACTTCTGCTTGATACTTAGTCGCATCTTTTGTATCGTCTTTAATCTCGTAGTAATACACCGCAAACAAGGCCTTGCGTTCGATACTATCATCGTAAACGATGAATACATTCTCAGGATCTACGCTAGTCGAATCTAGCTCTGCCAATCCCTCTTTTGCATAGATGTACTCATAAGCACGACCATAGATAGCCATGTTCAGAGCGTTCTGCGCATCCACTTGGTCAATTTCAGCACCGTCGAAAGCTGCAAGCAAAGGCTCGAGGTTGCTCTCAGCAGTATTGTTATACTTGATAGGATTTCCCATGAAGTAGCCCGTAGACGTGTCTGCAATATCCTTAGCATGGTTAGCTACTGTCTTGTAATTCGGCGCATTCTGATTTCTTCTCGTGTGATTCAAGATAGCATGCTCACCCAAGTAGTATTTCTTCAATTTCTGCAAGCGACTGCGTTCTTGTGTATGCTTGCGAATCAGCTTGTAGATCAATTCCTTACTCAAAGCTGTTTCATCGTATCCATCTCGTGGATAAGTTAAAATCTGATACATTTAAATCCTTTCTATAAACCGTACTGCGAGCGTCTGCGGACGGTTGCTTTCGGTTGCGAATGTTGTGAGTAAATCGCATAACGCACCGCATCCAGTACATCATCATTCTCTTTTACTGGCTCGCCCGTCTTTTCATTCCAGATATATTGATAGACCTCATCTTTGAACTTACTGACCTTATCTGAAATAACAAAAAAGCGCCCAGCTTTCATTAGCTTAGCGACTTCTTCAATACCAGACAAGACAGCCTTGTTAGCGTTAAAGGTCTTTAATTGCTCTCTCTGAAATCTAGCAACGTGTTCAGGTCGTGCACTATCTGCCCAGAATGTGATATTGCCATATCGTTCTTTGATATCCTTGGCGAGTTCTACCCAAAAGTCTATTTCTTTGTATTGATGAGCGTGTTCCTCTAACAAATAAACCGAACCGTCTGAGGTTTCTCCGATAACAACAATAGAGCCAAAGTGTTCATAACCCCAGTCAACACCTGCGTAGATTTTCGTGATGTTTTCTGGCACTTCATTCACAAACATGTTCTCGCTAAAATCACGATAAACAACACCCTCACCGGTCACCCAAAGACCAAGGATATCTCGGTCATAGAATACGCCTGCCGGTGTGGCTGATTTAATATTCTCACGATATCTATCAGACATGAATGTATTATCATCTAGCTTGAAATGAAAGTCTATGATCATATCGTCGCCAGAGTTGATATAATCCCGTCTGAGCCAGTGGGTCGGGATGTCTGGGTTACTATCCCAAACAATCCGTGCACCCTCTCCCGAACAACGTGAGATGATTTCTTTGAACACTTGTTCATTGGCCAACGATGCCTCGTTCACATAGGCTCCAAAAGCTGTGAAACCACGAGCTCGTTTTAAACCTGAAATCGAACCAGTATAAACTTGAATAACCTTGACTCCGCAAAGAGTAAACGCTCCGTGTTTGTCATATTTTGGCTCAATATCAAACATGTTATAGAGTTCTTGGATAATATTATTTTGTATCGAAGTCGAAGACGTCCCGGCCAAAATATACATCGGTTCATCAATGTCTAACTTATCAGCTATTGTTCTAACTCTATCAATTTCATTCAGGAAGACCATATTATTCAAAACAGTCTTACCTGAACGCTTTGCACCATGCAGACCACAAATAAAGAAGTCATCGTTTAAAACTCGTCTAAGGACTTGTTCTTGTTTTGGTGTGAACTTACTTGTCATTAAAAGCACCTCTCAAAGCCTTAGCGAATTCAACAAGTTTATCATCGTGTTCATCATCCATGCCAATTTGAGATTTGAGTTTCTCGATTTCAAGTTCAAGTTTTTCAGCTTGTTTAGCAGTCGGATATCGTTTCAATATCTCGGCTATTGCTTTAATAACCGTGTTATTATCCGCTTTCTTCTTAACTCTATCGACCTCTCCAGTTACCGGATTCATCATCAAGACTTCTTCAAGCCGCTTGCCTCTTGCAATGTCTGAAAGAATTGAAAGAGCCTCTTTAGCACTTAAAATATTCTCATCGTGCATCTTTTCGGTTTCTGTTTGTATGAACGTTTTAATGCTTGCATTTTCTAGTAATTTACTAGCGGTTGTTCTGGCATAAGCCTCACTATAACCGGCAAATATTGCGGATTGATAGACATTGCCTGTCCTCAAATACTCGCTCGCAAACATCTTTTGTCTTTGATTTAACCCAATGTCCATCACCACCTTTCAAAAACAATCAAAAAAGCCACACAACCATGTGACTTTTAATTAAGACCTCTCACAGACTTTGCAGGAATCGAACCCACGATAACAGTTTTGGAGACTGTTGTGTTACCGCTACACTAAAAGCCTAAAATAACGACATCAGAGACTAAACGAAAGACTAAGAGGAAATCACTGGCTCGTCCCTGACATCGTTACAAAAAAAATTATTAAAGGAGCCATCAGTTCGTTTTACCGTACTTGCTGACAATACAATAATATCACTTTGTAATTATCATTTACTATCGTTACTATCAAATATTTTAACTAATTTAGCTATCGCTTTATCTCTCGCTCTCTGTATGGTCGCAGGACTGCACCGCAGCTTTCTTTCAACCTGTTTCCACGAAAGACCATCAATATAGAGTAGTCGCATGACAATGTTTTCTACTGGATCATCGAGCGACTCAATAGCTCTTACAAGGTCATCGCGCTCTTTATATAAAGATTGAATCTCTCGATACAATTCATCCGACTTAACGATAATCGAAATATTCAACTCTTCAGAGTGGTTCGTATTGCTTTTCGATTTTGGCATATTGTCAAACTGCTGCCCTCGTAAAATACCTGACTTCAAACTGATAATTTCTTGGTGCTTTGACTTCGCTTTGATATCAATGTACTGTAATGCTTTCAGTCGTTGCTTGATATTTATCGTCATTCATCCTCCTCGATTTCAATTAAAATCATTCCTTCATCTGGATTTTTAAGTCTATCTCTGTACTTTTGCGACTTGTAAAACGACAAGGTTCCTTTCTTCGATCCAGTCTCTTGACAGATTTGCTTAATCGTCCCGCAAGCGATGAACTTTTCGCCGTCATACAGAGCATATTCTCGATTGTTTTTGCCCATTCTCTATCTCCTCAATCAGCCAATCAAGGTTCTTGCGTGCTTTTTTCAAATCCTCAAGACCGTTTTTCTTCTGGAATCGCAGGAGATACTTGATAGTATTCCCCCAGCACCATGCTGCCTTGCCTGGCAATTTGCCAATAAAATTGTCAATCACTTCAATACCTTCAAGGCCTTTTGAGCCTCGATAATGACTTGGTTTGTTTACGTTGTCAATTTTTTCAGGTTTCATTATTCATCCCCGTCCTTGTTTTCTAAAACGGCATCTTGTATGAAAGTATTACCAATTTCATAGTATTTGTATTCCTCGGCTGTCACTTCAAATGTTTCTTCGACTTGTTTATTGTCAGTATATCCTGAAACAACCAGAATATATCTTCTTTCGGTTCTGGTTGGTACCAGTACCGAGCTTTTCCCTGTCATGATAGGTATGAATGTTGTATGAGGTTCATCAATGTACTTGTCTACAACCGTCCCACTCGAAATCTGGTGACATGCCACGAGAAAGAATGTGAGTAAAACAACACATAGGATTTTAAAATATCTCACTCCTTCTCCTCCAAAAGTTCTGGGTTTTCAAACCTATTTCCAATAATGGCGCTTTCTTTTAGCGTTTTTGGTTCAAATGGACTTATCCTATTTAGAGCCTGATTGAAATCCGCGCAATATTCTGCCGGATAATAAAACTCCATAACTTTCAGACTTTCTTGCTGACAGAAAATTGTAATCGCAATAAACACATCGCCAATTGCGTCCATGAATTTATCAAGGTCATTCTTTAGATAGGCAGAGGTCAACTCTCCTACCTCTTCAACAATTTTATACAATTGTTTTTTGCTGCTACACTTATCTATCCCCCGTTCTGTTGACCAGTTCATAATATTGCAGACGTGATCTTGTAGCAATAGTCTTTCGTGTCCTATTTTATCCACCTAAATCCTCACCTCATCCCCAACTTTCACCTTATCATACACTTCCTTCGTAACCACGAACACACCGTAGTCACGAATGGTCAGCGTGTATAACTTGCCGTGTTGCACTTTTTCGACGACCTTACCGAATATCTCAGCGCCTACGTTATCAGCCTTGTAGATTACAATAGGGCGCTTTTCTTCCAGTTTTTTAATGTGGATACTCTGCCAGATGTTCAATCCAGCAGATAATAAAATCCATAACACTATAAATCGTTTCATGTTTACTCCCTATAATCGTTATAAATTTCAATAGCTGGAATTGACTCATTATCAGTTGCAAAAGTAATTATCAGCTCGCTTCTCACTTCTCTCTGAAATTCTAGTAACTCCTCTATCGAATTGATTTCGATAAAATGCCCCTCTGCCCCGTTCGGGAATTCTCTTTGTATTCGACCTTTAGATGTTTTATGATTTACTCCTTTAGAAAGCCAAGTGCCTTCTCTCCTAGAAAATCGCTTATCAAATTCTTCAAATGTCGAACAGGTTCTAACTTCTCTTTTTGTGTATTTTTTAATTGTGGTGTTAGGAATTTGTTTTTCAACTTCCCCTGACGTGCTCGTTAATAAAAATTCCATCTACTTCACCTCCTCAATCTGTACCCCTGGGCAATCGAATACCCAGCCGAAGTCGGCTTCTTCAAGCTCTTTGCGGGTGTGGTGTACATAGACATACTCTGTGTCTTTTTTGTCTCCAAAAAACCAAATTTTTGTAGTATTACTTAAATTCAAGAAGCTCTCTCTATCTAGTATGTTTTTCATCTTCACCAAATACCGCTTCTCTTTCTCGACCTCGTAGCCGTCAAGCCAAGCTCGAGCGAATAAATCTCCGTTCCCGTCAATCCAACGGTTTACATTTTCGTAATAACCGTTTTTTGAGTCATTTTTAAGGTTATCTAATACATCGAAAACAGATTGTTCACCAAGTGTTTCTTCTCGCCAATCGCTTTGCTCTAGCCAATCTGCCACGAACTGCGGGATGGTGACTTTCCCTGGTTCGTCTAGTTGTTTCACTAGTTCCAAAAGCCCTTTTCTGCTGATGTCAATTTTATCGACGATAGGACCCTCTTTGTAAGGCAAATCCTCGATATGTTTAATTAATTCTTGTTTCTTCATTCTTCCTGCTCCTTTAACTTACCTTGTGGTTTTCCAGGTCTCCGAATTCCTGGCCATAGTTGACAAAGTACGAACCAATCAGAATCGCATCAGCCTCATCATCTTTAACGTTCAGGTCGAATGTTTCGGACACTTTAGCAACCGCCTGCAGCTTCATTGATTTCTTGCTACGGTCTTTGTAGCTGAACTTCCAATACTTGCGCCAGGTCGACACGTTGACAAAATACACGTTGTCAGCAATCAACCGTCCAAGGATAATTCCTGTCACAATTCCAATACTGATCATGGACTGCTGATTTGGCCCCATAACCGAATTTTTCTCGACCACAATCGATTCAAAAGGCTCGTCATATTTCTGCAAGGCTCTTGATTGAATCGCTCTTAACTCGCTAGCCATGAAGCGCCCACGCTCAAAGAAAGACTTGCTTTTATGTTTTAAGACACCACTCTGGACAAGGTCAGAGCCGTGAAACACGGCCCATCCTGTCGCAGTGGTTGAAATGTCTAACGATAAGGTCAGATTTTTCATTGTAGTTCTCCCTTAATACCACAAATGTCAAAGAGATTGCGCTTGTTATCTTCAACGAATTCAAAGAACTTCTGAAGCTCGGCCAAGTGGCGCTTTTCTCTTTTGATCCCAAGGCTCGTATGATACTCTGTCGGAACTTTCGGTGTTGCCTTAATATCTAGCCAATAAAGAGGCTCGAACACGTCGCCACTTGTGTCAAGAGAAGCATCTGCGTCCGTATTTCTGAGTATATCAATTTTATTAAGCATTTGTTTTTCTCCTTTAAAATAATTTTATTTGTGACTTATAATTTTCAAGTCTCTGTTGAGCAAGGTTGAAGATGTCTTTGTCAAGCTCACAACCAACATACTCAAAACCTAACTCCTGACAAGCAATCAAGCTACTTGCTGAACCGACATGAGTATCAAGAATCTTGTCTCCGTCTTTTGCGTAGTTTTGCAGCAACCAGAAATAAAGATTGATGGGTTTTTGGGTTGGATGAATTCTAACCTCATTCAAAGCCTTGTTTCCTTGCTGGATATGACCTTCGGATATTGACTTCCCTTGCATCATGCCATTCCACATATAGCGAAATAGGCGCGTGCTATCATGCAAACTGGAGTACGCCAACTCACAATCTGAAAAACTTGAATGACCATTAACCTTGTCCCATACAATACGGCCAGAACTGAAAGAGTAGTTGAAATAGTTCACGCCCCAAATAATTTGATTTTTTGAAACTCTAAATAATTCATCAAAATAATCTTTTCCTGGGACTTCCCATTTAGTTGTTTCTCCGTACAATCTATGAACTCCTATAGGACTGATTTTGTTCCCATAAAATTCTCTTTGTTCTGGACCAGAAAAATATGGTGGATCTACAATAGCTAAATCAAAATAGTTATCAGGATATCTTTTCATGACATCCATACAATCTTCGTTGAGAAATAATTTCAAGTTATCACCTCATTCCAATTTCTTTGCGATAGCAGCGATAACATTGACTGTCACGCTATTTCCTGCTTGTTTGTATAATTGACTGTTGCTATTTACCTCTTGCGCCTTGTCAAATGCCCAATCTGGAAAACCTTGTAATCTCCAACATTCACGAGGTGTTAGTTTTCTAATTCTAAAGTCAGTATTTACTACTCCTTGACTTTCTCCAGTCAATAAAGTATTTGCTATCTGCTTACCAACTCTGCCTCTGCGAGTTTTAGAGTTTGGATGTGATAGATTTACGCTATCGCCAACCTCTGCTTCTGCATAACCTTGAGAGGTTGCCTCTGTTATTTTTAAAACATTGTTTTCGTGATAGCTATTCCTAGTCAAAGTAGGAGCTATTTCATGCACTCCACCTTGATTATAGCCATGACCACGCTGAATGATTTTAGGTTCAAGACCTCCGCCTTGATATGCTCTGATTGTTGGTG